GACAAACTCGTTACAGAATAGCTGCGAATTATGGAACATCAATTTTCAAAGGTGACATGGTAATGCAAGTCACTGGCGGAACAGTTGAAGTACATGCCGATGGTGGCACAGTTCCTATCGTAGGTGTTTTTAACGGATGTCGTTTTACGGACCCAACCACTGGAAAAGAAACTTTTTCCAATCATTACCCTGCAAGCACAAATGCTTCTGATATTGATGCATTTATTATTGATGACCCAATGGTTATATTCGAAATTCAAGCAGATGCTGCTTTCCCTATAGCTGACTTATTCGGTAACTTTGATATCGTTTATACATCAGCTGGAAGCACAACAACTGGTATATCCGGTGCTGAACTAGATGTAACTACTGGCGCAACAACAGCTGGCTTACCTATTAAGGCGATCGATGTTTCAAGAGATCCTAACAATAGTGATGTCGGTAGTGATGCAACCAATGTGCGCGTAATCATTCAAAATCACATATTCGGCCAAAAAGGTGCCGGTCTAGCTTAGGAGGTTAGTTATGGCTATTTCAAGATCACAACTAGTCAAAGAGTTAGAGCCTGGGCTTAACGCTCTTTTTGGACTAGAGTATAACCGTTATGAAAACGAGCATAGTGAGATCTTTGATTCAGAAAGTTCTGATAGAGCTTTTGAAGAAGAAGTGATTCTATCCGGTTTCGGAGCGGCTCCTGTAAAATCTGAAGGTGAAGGTGTAGCATTTGACACAGCACAAGAAGGTTTCACAGCGAGGTACACACACGAAACTATCGCAATGGCTTTTGCTATTACAGAAGAAGCAATTGAAGATAATTTATACGACAGATTAGCAGGTCGTTATACAAGAGCATTAGCACGTTCTATGGCTAACACTAAACAAGTGAAAGCTGCGAACGTTCTTAACAATGCTTTTAACTCAAGTTTCACAGGCGGTGACGGAGTTGAACTATGTTCAGCTGTACACCCTCTTACAAACGGCGGTACATTTGCTAACGAGTTGTCAACAGCTGCTGACCTATCAGAAACATCTATGGAGCAATCATTAATTGATATCGCTGCATTTGTTGATGAAAGAGGTCTAAAAATCGCTTTACAAGGTGCTAAATTAATCATTCCAAAAGAACTTCAGTTCACAGCGGAAAGAATATTAAAAACACCTCAGCGTGTCGGTACATCAGATAACGATATTAATGCTATGGCTTCAATGGGTATGATCCCACAAGGCTACAGAGTTAATCATTATTTAACTGATACTGATGCTTTCTTCATTATGACTGATGCACCTAACGGACTTAAACAGTTTGTTAGAGCACCAATCAAAACTGCTATGGAAGGTGACTTCGATACAGGTAATGTAAGATTTAAAGCAAGAGAAAGATATTCATTTGGGTTCTCCGATCCTAGAGGAATATTCGGCTCTCCTGGTGCTGCGTAAGTAGTAATTTGGAGGAAAGATTAAGGGGACTTTCGAGTCCCCTTTTTTTTGGGTATAATTAAGTTACTATACAAATAACTTGAATACAGACGCGTATAGTCGACGACCTAAAGACTGTATTCTTTAAATTAGGAGATGAATATGAGTAATTCAACATTTAGCGGTCCAGTCAGATCAGAGAATGGACATAAAGTAATAACAAAAAATTCAAGCACTGGTGCAATTACAGAACATGCAACCTTAAATACTGCCACAGGTGCGGTATCAAGCGGAACAACTGGTTCTTTACTTTTAAACGCATCAGCTACAAATACAGCCACATTACAAACATATCAAGCAACAATCACAGTTGCTGATGGGGCAACTACAGGAAAAGAGGCATCAATAGGCATGCCTGCTAACTTTATTCCTATGTGTGCTATGATTAATGTGACCACAGCATCAACAAACAATGTGAATATACAAGATATTGGTGATGATGGTGATACCGATTCTTATGTTGACGGTCTTGCGATAGCAGTCAATTCAACTGGTTTAAAAGGTGTGTTTGGTTGTAATGGCGTTCGTGGTATCACAGGATTAACAGGAGCCACATCAACAGCTGATGAGGTTGAGGTAGTATTAAGTGGTGATCCTGGCAGCGATACTGTTTTAAGAATAACTTTTGTTGGTATAACAGCAGCGTAATATGATTTAAGTGCCTCTTCGGAGGCACTATTTTAGTTTCTTAATTAAGGAGGGAAACATGGCAGATACAGTAACAGGACCTACAATTTTACAAGAAAATGATAAGAGAGTAGTTATCAAGATAGTCAATCAATCAGATGGTTCAGGTGGTACCACAGTCTTTGCAGATGTCTCTGCATTAGCAAATAATAAAAATGGACAATCCGTCACAACAGTAAGCCCACAAAGAATATGGTGGTCTTGTGCTAATGGTGATGGTGGTGATTCTTTTGCAAGATTAGACTTTGAAGATTCAGATGGCGATATTCCTATTGTAACATTAGTTGATTCAGGGTATTGGGATTTAAGAGAGTTTGGTGGTATTCCTGCTAACACTTCATCTAACTCAAACCAAAGTGATGTTAACTTTGTTGTACCAGGTGCAGCCGATTCAGGTAATACTTACACAGTCATTGCAGAATTTATTAAAAACTACGATTAATTATGGAAATTAGTGTAGAGCAATATACGAATGAACTGGTAGGTTTTGCGAAAGGCGGTATGCCTGCTCGCAACAAAAGAAATTTTAGATCTACTAAGTCCGGTGCGGGTATGACCCAAGCAGGTGTAAAAGCCTATCGTCGTATGAATCCAGGCAGTAAATTAAAAACAGCTGTTACAGGTGATGTGAAAAAAGGTAGTAAAGCTGCAAAAAGACGCAAATCGTTTTGTGCTAGATCTGCTGGACAAGCTAAAATGCACAATGTAAATTGTCGTAAAACGCCTAATAAACGTATTTGTCAGGCGAGGAGAAGATGGAAATGTTAACAAACGCATATAAAAATATTAACAAGTTGTGGACTATGTATAAAGATAGTTGGACTTGCGAAAGTTGTAAGATAAGGGATATTATTATAGTAATTTTAATTCTTTTATTAATTTTGTTTTAATTTAAGAATTTTAGTAAAACAGCATAGACCATGCTCAACAAGGTCACTATGAACTTTTTTATAGGAGACCACTATGGAGATTACTTTGGTTTACAGAGGGATTACATACACTAAAAGGAAGTAAATGAAATTAACTGATAATTTTACTCTAGCGGAGTTAGTTAAATCGCAAACAGCAGAACGATGTGGTATTGATAACAATCCCGACAAGGAACATATCGAAAGCTTACAAAAACTTTGTGATAATATTTTGCAACCCGTAAGAGATTATTTCCAAAAACCCGTAATGATAAGTTCTGGGTACAGATCACCAGAGTTAAGTCAAAAAATTGGTTCTTCATCTCGGTCGCAACACTGTAAAGGTCAAGCGGCAGATTTTGAAGTGCCGGGTGTGTCGAACAAAGAATTGGCAGATTTTATTAATGATAATCTTTCTTTTGATCAAGTTATTCTTGAATTTCACGACCCTGATGAAATTAACTCTGGTTGGGTGCATGCGTCCTATGCGGACGATCGCAATAGAAGTGAGTATTTAATTGCGGAAAGAGATGATTATGGCAAAGTGAGGTATAGTAGATGTCAATAACAAGAGCACAAATTAGCAAACAAATATCAAAACCACCCATGAAAAAAAAGAAGAAAAAGAAGAAAAAGAAAAAAGCTAGGTCTAGATAGCATGTTTGAAAACTGTTAGTATTTACTAGTATAAAGGAGAAATATATGGCTAAAAAGAAAGGACAAAAGTTATGCCCAAGAGGCAAAGCAGCTGCTAAAGCTAAATTTGATGTTTACCCTAGTGCCTATGCTAATGCGTACGCTAGTAAAGTGTGTGCTGGTAAAGTAAAAGGTCCTGGAGGCAAGAAACGAAAAGACTTTAGAGGTCCAAAACCAGCTAAAGTAGGTACGTTTGTTGAGTCAGGTGACACATCAGGTTCTATTATTGAAATGGATATAGATGGTATGACTGTAAGTAATCCATCAGCTAAGGCGTATTACAAAGGCTTAGTTTAATGGCAAGCGGACTTAAAAAATGGTTTCAGGAGGACTGGGTGGATATTGGTTCTCCAAAAAAAGGTGGTGGATATAAAAAGTGTGGGCGTAAAAGTGCAAAAGGCTCAAAACGTAAATATCCAAAATGTGTTCCAGCTTCAAAAGCTGCCAGCATGAGTAAAAGTCAAATTAGCTCTGCTGTTCGTAGAAAAAGAGCAAAAGCTCAGGGGGTTGGAGGAAAACCAACCAATGTAAGAACCATAGATAAAAAATACTATGGTGGATTGATACAATTTTAGGAGGCGATCATGGCAGTAGGACCAAGCAATAAAGGAAGCGGTAAATTAAAACGAACAACAATAGATCCTCGTATAGGTGGAACTAAGGGTGATGCTGGACCAGCAGGTAAGGCTGGTGCAAAGGGACCGGGCACATTAGCTGCTAAACCTAGAACTAAAATTGACCCAAGAATAGGTGGTAAAGCAGGTGATGCAGGACCAGCAGGTAAGGCAAAACAATTAAGTGGTTTTGGTAAAGCATTTTCAATTGCTTTAGCAAAAGGCCCAGGCACATTGTTTACCTTTAAAGGTAAAAAATACAAAGCCATCAAAAAACATGAAGGCAAAGGACCATCAGCTAGTAGAGTCGAAGATAAAGTAACTAAAGCTACCATGGTTAAAGGTAAACGTGATACTACAAAAAAATTTACTAAGAAAGATGTAGATGCTGCGGCTAAACTTGTAGCAAAAAAGAAAACACCTACACCTGCTTCAGGTAGATTTGGTCAGCGTAAAGCTGGCGGTTTGTCTGAGGGCATTAAAAAAGTAAAGGCTATGGAAGCTAAAAATGGTGCATTTCCTGATTTATCTGGTGATGGTAAAGTAACCAAAAAAGATATTTTAATTGGTAGAGGTGTCATTAAAAAACGTGGTGGTGGCGCTGCAATTAAAGGCATGAATTTTAAAGGCGTTTTATAGGAGGCTAAATGGGAATATTAAAAGCTATAAAAGCTTTAGATGATATTTTTATAAAAAAATTGTCAACTAAAGCAAATCCTGAAAAAAAAGTTGATTTTTTAATTTATAAAGATCAAGCAACTCCAATACCAAAAAAGTTTAAGCGTGCAGGTCAAAGAAAAGTAGCTAAGCAACATATGAAAGATTTATTAACTTCAGAAAAAACCAAAATTGGTACTGCTGCTGGTGCGGGTGTCGTTGTTGGTAGCTC